AGATCACGAAAAAAGTTGGATTGGTGATACTCAATGGATGTTATGTGGGAAACATACTGATATAAGTGAGTTCAAAGGTGAAACTTGTTATGCTGGATTGGACTTGAGCAGCACAACAGATTTAACAGCATTGGTATTGTGTTTTTATAAGAATGACAAATATTATGTATTTAGTTATGCATTCTGTCCTGAAGAAAATATAAAACTAAGAAGCCGAAAAGATAAAGTTGCTTATGAACTATGGAAAAATCAAAACCATTTGATTTCTACACCCGGCAATGCTACAGATTATGATTATGTACTAAAAAAGCTAAACGACCTGTCAGCAGATTATAATATATCAGCAGTATTGATAGATAGATGGAACAGCAGCTATTTGAGTACCAAACTAATGGACAGTGGATTTAATGTAATAGCATTTGGTCAAGGCTTCAGCAGTATGTGCAGTCCTGTAAAAGCAGTGGAGCGTTTGGTATTATCAAAGAATATAATACACGATAATAATCCAGTGTTGAGATGGTGTATGAGCAATGTTATATTAAAAGTAGATGCTGCTGGAAATGCAAAATGTGATAAATCCAAGAGCCGTGAACGCATAGATTTGGTCATAGCATTGCTTATGGCATTGGAAGAATGTAGCAAGAATAATCATGAAAATGGTGTAGGAGATATAGTTTGGGTCTGAAATATAACATTTTTTATGACTAGGCTTATAGTTATATGTAATGGCACTATTAGACTTTCTTAAATTTAACAAAACTGTGGATGAACCTGTTGAAACACGCAGCGATACGCTTGGTGGTCCAGTAGTTCTAAACTGGGATAGTGCTTATGGCTATGGACGCAACATTGACCGTTTGAGTGTTGTATATGGTTGCATCAATCTGCGTGCAAGTACTGTTGCTAGTTTGCCAATACAACTAAATCGTAAGTTGAATAGAGGACATGAGCCAGCCAAAGATCATGAATATTATGATTTGATTACCAAACGTCCAAACGGCTTTCAAACAAATTATACTTTTTGGCATTGGGTTATTTCACAATTGGATATGTTTGGTAATGTATATATCCAGAAAATCCGTAATAATGCTGGAACTGTAATAGAGATGTTTCCGCTCAACCCAATCAATGTTGAGGTTTTTATGAACAGCGATGGTATGCCGTATTATAAAATGAACATCACTGGTGTTGATGGTGTGAACTATTATAAAGAATTTAGTTATGACCAAGTTATTCATATCAAAGGATATAGCCGCAATGGTGTATATGGATTGAGCCTCATTGATACATTTCGTACATTATATGATGGCTATTTGGAACTTGAAAATGCTGGAACAGCAATAGCCAAGAATGCAGCCAAGCCAGCAGGTGTTGTATATTATCCTGGCAACATGAAAGAAGAAGAATTGGAAAAGATGAAGAGTGGATGGAAAGCAGGATTCACAAGTGGTAACAGTGGCAAAACAGCATTTCTACCAAACACAATAAAAGTTGAAACTCCAACTGTTGGACTTACAGCACAACAAGCAGAATATATACAACAAAAGCAATTTAGTGCTCAACGTATTGCTGCTGACATTTTTAGAGTTCCATTGCATATGTTGGGATTAACCAATGCTCCAACATACAGCAGCATAGAACAACAAGCCATTGAGTTTGTACAATATACAATCACACCGCTTGTTACAAACATTGAACAACAAATACAAAAGCAATTGTTGGATGATGCTGAAGATGTATATATAAATTTTAATGTAAATGGATTGTTGCGTGGAGATATCAAAACCAGAATGGAATGGTATAGATTTGGTATTGAACACGGCATTCTTACACCAAACAATGTGAATGAAGCAGAAGATACTGGATTATTTATTCCAGCTGACAAAGGTGGAGATGATTATATTCGTCCACTCAACTTTACAGTTATTGGAGCAGCACCTACACAATCTACAGCAACACCTGCTATTTCTGGTGTTGTCTAACTATTTATACCTATGAACAACAGTCTTGAATACAGAGCATATGATATGATGGATGTCAAAGTTGACAAAGAAAAACGCATCATACAAGGACGTGCCGTTGTGTATAACAGCATGAGCAATGAACTGCGAACAACAAATGGTGATAAATTTAAAGAAATGATTCGTGCTGGTGCATTGACTGATAGTTTAGTAAACAATGATATCATGGCATTCAAAGAACATAATCCAGCAATGCTATTGGGACGCAAGAGTGCGGGTACATTGATGTTGGAAGATAGAAATGATGGATTGTATGTAAGCATCAACATTCCAGAAACTTCATATGGTGAAGATACACTTGTGAGTGCTATGCGTGGCGACCTAAAAGGATTTAGTTTTGGCTTCAATAGTCCAAAAGCAAAAACATACAGTCGTTCTGGAGAAAAGATTCGTGAAATCAGTTCATTGAATTTGCGTGAAGTGAGCATTGTAGCAAATCCAGCATATAATGAAACAACATTGAGTGTTGTTCGCAGTGAAGATTTTGTTGAAGAAACTAAAGAACCAACTGTTGTTATAGAAAATAAACAACAAGATGATGAAACAAATCTTCGTTTCAAGTTCATAAGTCTAACACATAAATAATTTTGCCAAGGGCATCCCCAAGGCTTCAGATAAACAATAAAAAACAAAACATATGTCTAATCTATTACAAGATAGAAACACAGTATACGGGGAAATGAAGTCAATCATGTCCCTTGAAAACCGCAGCGAAGGTGACTTCGCTAAATATAATGAACTGGAAGCAAAATATTCCAGTCTTACCAAACAAATTGAAGCCGAAGTTCGCTTTGATTCTATCAAATCTTCAATGGGAGCAGCCCTTGACAAACGCGCAGTTGGCAGCAGCAAGACTGGAAATGACGAAGAAATTCGTTCTGCTTTCTTGAACTATGTTCGCACTGGCGATGTGTCTGAAATCCGCAACATCAACAGTTTCAGTTCCACAGAGGGGGGCGTAAATGTTCCAGTAATTCTTCTTGGTCAAATCCAAAAAGCATTGCTTGAAAACAGCGTGATGCGTCGCGTTGGTGCTCGTGTTATCAACACAACCAGCACAACCACACTGCCAATCACCAACACTGCTCCAACAGCATTGTGGAAGGATCAAAATCCATCTGCTTCGTATGCTGAAACGCCACAGAATTTTAGCTCTGCTACTCTTGGTGCATACAAACTTACTGGTCTTATCAAAATCTCTGAAGAAGTTCTTCAAGACGCTGCAACCGATCTAGAATCCACAGTGGCTTCTAACTTGGGAGTTTCGTTTGGTAATGCCGAAGAAATCGCGTTTGTATCTGGTAGTGGTGTGCTACAACCAACTGGTTTGTTCCGCACAAGTGCTGCTGGTGGCAACAATGTTCTTTCGCAAAATCTTGGATCGTCAACTGGCTCTGCTCTGTTGGACAATATGATTGCTGCGTATTACAAAATGCCAGGTAATCGTCGTCAAGAAGCCGTTTGGATCGTTGGCGATGGTCTTGCCTCGCAAATGCGTCAATTGAAGGCTACTACTGCTGGTACATACCTGTGGGAAGTTAGCACACAAGCTGGTCAGCCAGACTTGTTTTTAGGGCGCCCCGTTTATACAACCTTTGCTGCTCCAGCCTCGTGGCAATCAACAACTGGCGTAATGGGTGGTCTATTGTATCCACAACATTATGTTATTGGTGATCGTGGCGGTTATGCTCTAACTCGCTTGAACGAGTTGTATGCCGCTGAAGGCAATGTAGGCTACAAAGCCATGAAGCGTGTTGACGCAACCTTGACAGACGGCAATTCGTTTGTGAAGTTGGTTGCCAACGTAGCTTAAACAATTAGTTAGTTCTCTCATAATAAAGCCCCACTATAAAAGGTGGGGCTTTTTATTGTATATAAAACAGCATATTCTATAGTATTCTTATAGTTATAGACATGAGAACTACAACCAATATATCTTCGTATGGCCCATCGCTTTCAGAAGCTAAAAACTACCTTCGTGTAGATATAACAAATGATGATGCACTTATATCTGCTCTTATCACAGCAAGTTATGACCAAGTAACTGCTGAATGCAACAGACAGTTTAGTCCTTGTACTCAAAGTATGACTGTGTTCAGTTCAAGTGGTGATATATTTTTATCTACTCAAACTGTAAATACTGTAAGCACAGGCAGCATAAAAGAATATGCTGGAAGTTGGTACACATATATTCCAGAAGGACAATATTTTACTGGAAATATATCATTCACAGTATCCAGCGGCAGCACTATTCCAAGCAATGTAAAGATTGCTCAAATGATGCTTGTAAATAGTTTTTACGAAAATCGTTTGCCAGAAAGTATTGGTGTAAGCACATCTCCATTGAGTTACAGCGTTGCTGCAATGCTCAATCCATATAAACTTATTAAGCCGCAATAATATGCCATATAATCCAGGAAAACTTGATGAAAGAATAGTGATGAAATATCCTACTAGCAGTAGCATAGATAGATTTGGTCAATCTATTATGACATACAGCAGTGCAAGTTTATGGACAAATGTAAAAAAG